TCAGTCGGCCCTGGAGGTAATGTCATTGCTGATGATACTCCACCGGGTCAGGGCAAGGGGGTTGATTATCTCCAGCCACCGACCATTGCTTCTTATATTCCACTCCTTAAGGATTCGATGGCTCAGGGTATGAAAGATGTTTCCGGGGTTCACGAAGCATGGAGCGGAAAAGCGCCTTCTGCACACTTGAACGCGAGCGCGATTATGGCTCTGCAGGAAGCGGCCGGAGTTAGGATCAGGGGTATTCAGCGCCGGCTGCATAAGATGATTAGCGACATGGCCACAATCTGGCTTGGATTTATCATGCAGTATTACACCGAAGATCGCGTGTTTAAGGTTTACGGTAAGAACAACGTAGAAGGATTGGCAGTATTTAGGGTTGAGGATTTCAAGAAGATGGAGTTCGACATTAAAGTTACGATGTCCTCTGCATCGCCTTATTCTAAGACTGTTATCGCTTCTACCCTGGAAGGCATGATTGATAAAGGAATCATTGACGGAGACCTTTACTTAAAGATGCTGCCGCCTGAAGTATTTCCGAAGGTGGCTGATTTATTAGAGCTTGTGAAAGACCGTGAAGCCGAACAGGAACAAAAGGTTCTCGCTCAACAGCTACAGATTATTGATGAAGTGATAGTCAAGACGATTGAACAGGCCCGGGCCGGTGGTGTGCCGATTGCTCCTGAGACTCTGCAGGAAATGATGGGTATGATTCAACAGTCCAGCCAAAAACAAGAAGTTTAAGGAGGAATTGATATGAGCAAGATCAAGGTTTATAAAGGAACACCCACTGCTGGTGGGGTAGACGGCGAACTCGTATCGAGTGGTACTGGCATATCCCCGGTTGAATCAGGTCCAATCAAGGTCCCAACCGAGGGTTACGCTGAAGGATCGTGGATTCAACTGGCGGTCAGATGTGATGAGGGCTACGTAACAATCGAAGAATATTCCCGCTATGCCAGGCTGTCTATTGAGGACTCCACCAATGTAGACAAGTGGCAGCTTGCCCCTGACGATGAGGGATCTCCGGGCACTCCTGAAGAATGGGGCGATCCCCTTGACTTTGATGCCCCTATTGACGACACCAATGCCCTTTTCTTTGCCAGAGCAAGAATAGCACATACTGAAGAGCCAGAAAACGATGTCACAGTCAGTATTGCTGTAAACGCTACCATCGGTGCTGCCGAAGAGGGTGAAGAAGAAGTTGGTGAAGAAGAATTAGGTGAAGAAGAAGTTTAAACCATAAACGGGGTGAGGTAGATGGCACGACCTAAATTCATAGCATTCAGTCCTAAAACACAAACAGTAGGCATTACAGCGATTGATGCTGTAGTCTGCGAGGTTGTGAATATAGATGCCTTCCCCGATGTGGGGGCAGGCGAATACGGGTATATCACTTTCCTGCCGGATAAATTCGGACTAAGCGAAGACCCGACCGATTATGAAACCGCGACCTATACCGGAAAATCCGGCAGTGAGCTGACGGGGTTGACCAGGGCAGTTGAGGGCACGGCTCAGGAATGGGCTACAGGTGTTTGGGTGTTAAGTGGTAAGACTGCACATAGTGATGAGATGGCATGGGATGAATTATCCAAAAAATATTCCCCCGGCGTTGGCAACGTGACATCCTTTACAGCTACACCAGTAGCTGGTTATGACATTGAGCTATCTTGGGGAGACCCGGATAACCTTATTATCGAGGGCGTTACCATTGCTACTTGGGCAGGAACGATGGTGCGCAGAAAACTGGGAAGCTACCCTGCCAGTGAAACTGATGGCGATCTGGTTGTTAATTCAACAGATAAAGACGAGTATTCGGCAACACCATATACAGACACGGACTTACTTGAAGATACCGAGTATTTTTATATGGCGTTTCCCTATACAACTCAAGATGTTTATACCGTTGACGCAAGCAATCGCGACAGCGCAACAACACTTGATAAAAGCCCACAATCTCCACCCGCTGCCCCCGAGGTAACGCTTGTCACGGGTACCTCTGCAACGGTGACGGGGGAAGCTGGAACGGAAGTGTCATTAGATGAATCCACATGGTACGACACGCCTAAAAACTTTACTGGTCTTGACGACAATACAAGTTACACGGCCTACGCACGGATGAAAGAAACGGAAACGCATTTCGCATCTGCTTCCAGTGCTGGAGCTACTTTTAAAACTAACTACCGTTACGGGTTTAGAATTACCAAAGCGGAAAGTGATCCGGAAGATCGAGTAACATATCTATATGATGCGGTTGGAATGACTCCAGCATATATGGACTTTGGCACAGGGTTTAATTATGGTGACTGGGGTGACTGGGTGAAAGAGATTAACCGGCCGGTCATGTTGAAGTATGATGGCACGGTGGATTATGAGCTAGATCCTGATGACCAGACATATAAGATTGATGGCGTAACCGCATCAGATGTTGATGATACAGCTTATGCGGGCAATGCAATGTCAGAGTTTAAATTATTGTATGTTTACCGCTACGAGGATGAAGATTATGAATATGTAATATTCTCTGATGGGCCTTACGATGCAAATTATGAGGCATTGGCGCATACCGACGCCGACGACAATATTAAGGATGCCTTTTACTTTGCGATGTTTGAGGGCACTTATGTTGGAACGCGCTTGCGATCTATTGGCACTGGATCGGTTATGGTTAGTCAGACAGCTACCACAGAAATCACCAGAGCGGAAGCAAATGGCACCGGGGCCGGTGAAGGTGGTGGTAACGTTGACGGTTATTGGACGATTACCAAGAGTCAGTGGGATTTTGTAAACGATTTGCTGGTTCTGATTAGTAAGAGCACAGACACACAGACCGCTTTCGGTAACGGCAACAGTGATAGCGGATCATACCTGGCTGCTGGAACGCTTAAAGCTACTGGTCAATTCTACGGTTACAGTTCGACAAGTGCGGCTGTTAAAGTATTCTATATTGAAAACGTGCTCTGGGGCAACTACTGGATGCGGATGGCCGGAATCCTGATGGCACTTGATGGCGAAATATTAGCTAAGATGACTCCCGATTATCCTACGCCGTCTGGAGATACCGTGAGCACTACTGGATTTACTGAATCCGGAGTAACACCAACAGGAGGTAGCGGTGGGTATACTAAAACCGTTGAGATAACAGATATTGGATATATTCCTTCGGACAACACCGGCGGTTCTGCATCGACTTATTGGTGTGACGGTTTATGGTACACGATTGGAAGCACTGTGAAATACGCCCTTGTCAGTGGCTTTCGCACGAATGCGGGGCTCTGTGGCGGGCGGACGGTGAATCTGAACAATCCGGCGTCGAATACGAACACGAACATTGGCTCGGCGCTCTCCTTAACTATGGTAAACATTGAAATACTTGCGTGTCCTGTTCCTCACCTCTTGGTGAAAATAAAGTCGTATCTGGGCGGGCCCGGTAGCAATAGCTTAGGCGAACGGCCTGCAAGACCATAAGAAAAGAGTTGAATGCTTGAAGACGCACAAGAAACTGTTCGAGAAGGTTGTCACCATTGAAAACCTGACTGCGGCAATAATGCAGGCTGCACGTGGAAAGCGCCGGCGCACAGAAGTGATAAAGGTATTAAAAGATGTAGACGGCCACGCAAAGCAGCTGCAGGAACTATTGCTAAGCGACCAATACACACCATGCGCCTACCGGCAAAGACTATCAACGGAAGGGGCCAGTGGCAAAGAGCGGCTGATAACATCAATAGACTTCTTCCCGGACCAATGTATACACTGGGCCATCATCTTAGTTCTTAAGCCGGTTATTATGAACAGCAGTTATTATTATTCATGCGGCTGTATGCCGGGCCGGGGCGTTCATCACGGCAAGCGGGCCATTGTTAAGTGGCTTAAAAATGACCGTAAGAATACAAAGTATTGCGCCAAAATAGATATTAAAAAATATTACCAGTCAGTTGGCCACGACTTTGTTATAGCGAGACTAAAAAGAGCCATTAAAGACCACAAGATGCTTGAACTGTTAATAAAGATAATCCGCAGCTATGAACCCGGCCTGCCAATCGGCTATTTAACCAGCCAGTGGCTGGGCAACTATATGCTGCAAGAAATTGATTATGTGGTCAAACAGGCTATAAAAACAAAATATTATATCCGCTATATGGACGATATGGTTTTCTTTGGAGCCAGCAAGCGTAAACTGCACCACACTATCAAGGCGGTAGACGCTGAGCTGAACAAAATGGATCTCAGGTTAAAAGGCAACTGGCAGGTGTTCCCGTTAAAGGCAAGGGCTCTTGACTTCATGGGCTTCAGGTTTTATCGCCACAAAACAACGCTGCGCAGAAGCCTGATGTTAAGGATTACCCGCAAGGTAAAGAAGGTCAGCAAAAAAGGGGATAAAACATTTTCAGATGCGGCGGCCATTATCAGCTACATGGGCTGGATTAAGCATACAGACAGCTACCTGCTATACAGGGACCGTATAAAGCCTTACATAAAGATTAACCGCATGATAAATATAGTGCGAAAGGAGAGTATAAAAAATGCGAACAGTGCAATCGGAATCAGTGGACTACCCGTCTCTGCTTGATACTAACAGCAGCGAAAGCACTATATACGAGCGGTCAGATATTGTGCCGGTCGAGAGAGAAGGACAAACCTACTACCGCTATACGGAACACCAATATAGCTTCAGCGAGTGGCTACGGAAAAATGTTCCACAAATTACGCAAGTTGCAGCCGAGGCAAAAGCCGAATTTAATGCTTTAACAGCGAAGCTGGTTGAAAAAAAAGTTATTACTTTACAGGAAAAAGAAGATTTAGTTAAGTATTTAGCAAAGTTAGAAAAATCAGAGTATGCAGAAAATACAAAGAAAGACTACAAAGTTGCAATTAAAAGATTTTACAAATGGTTAAATGGAGACACAGAATATCCTAAACTTGTAACTTGGATAAAAGCAAATGTAAAAAGAAAGGTTATGAACTTAAAATCCTCAATGACTTCGGCCACCTTAGGAAAGGAATCTTTTATATTCCTACGACAGAATATAAAAGTAATGGAGTACCTTTTATTAGAGTTTCGTGTATAAAATATCAGACTATTGATATTGAAGATCTTACATACATAACTAAGAAATGGCACGATGGTGAAAAAAAGACAAAAGTAATTCCTGGAGATATAGTCATTAGTAAAAGTGGAACCATTGGCAACGTCGCAATTATTTCAAAATGGTTAGGTGAGTCAAACATTAGTCAAGATATTGTTGGGTTTAA